CCCTTATGGGTTTGGCCGGTTTGCCCCCCGATACGGGCTCAGTAGTGGTCTGACTCTCCACCAACCTTGAGCGGTTAGTAGCTCCCGGTCCCTTAATCCGGTTATAGGGCTAGGCCACGTAGTGCAGTGGACGCTTGGGCAAAGAGCCCACACCGAACACATAACCGAATGCAGCCATGGACACAACAGAAATTCAGGATCACGGTCCCGCCCCAGTATTATTCTTGGTACTTGGGGTAGTGGTAGTTTACAAGATTTTCCGATGGGTGTTGCGGTGGCGGCTAGTGGGTAGGGCCAGCCAGATTATTGACAGCTTTGACAGTCATGTTGATGGGTTGGACGAGGTGATGTTGATGGCTAGGGGTGGGGTTCCCCAGCCTGGTGGCGTTGGTACAGGGACACCTGGGTCGAGGATGTTGAGGGTGCGCGCTCAGCGCTTGCGTCAGATATCTGATGCAGTCGCGCATGAGGCTTACGCGCAGTTTGGGCACCGACCTAGGTCCGAGGCTAATCTTTTGATAACTAGGAAATTCATGAGGGACAAACTCCAGTCATATGTTGATTTGAGAGCGAAAGACATTGGCACGGCAATTGATCAAGCCCTCTATCTGAGTTTCCTACCATCCATTGCTCTCAAGGAGGCTAATAGCGTGGACCGCACGTGGGTCTTCGAGGTGCGAGCCATGGATTTTGAAGGAGGGTCTTGGGGGATTTTCGCTTGGGCATGGCGTCTCATGCCGGAGGGTGTTCGTTCACTCTTCCGGCGTGGGCGGGCCATGGCCTGAGGGGGCCCAGTTCTTGTACGTGGGGTTGGCTGTCACGCTAGTGGCGCCCCTAGCCATCCCCGTTTGCGCGTAAATAGAAAGTGGGGCGTTACGAAGGATCGCAAGTTGGTGCGTGTGTCGGGTGTTTCTCCCCCGATTACAATTTGCGGTTTTAACAATGATATTAACACGCTGGAGAGGGCGGTCAAGGAACGTGTATTTTTCGTCCGGGAAAATGGCGTGTTCGTTGAGCCCCCTCGACCTGATGATGGATATTTTGCTGAACAGTTGCGTGCTGTTAAGGCCGATATTCTCCCGCTGCTCCCCAGAGCCGCCCCGTTGACTGCGATCGGTTTTGTCGATTCGTTCCGTGGCCGTAAAAGGAAGCTGTATGAGAATGCGCTCAAGACGCTCTTGGAGAGGAGCGTTGTCGAGAAAGATAGCCATGTTAAGGTGTTCGTCAAGTATGAGAAAGTTGATTTCACAAACAAGGCGGATCCAGTGCCTAGGGTGATCAGTCCGAGGTCACCCAGGTACAATATAGAGGTGGGGCGATACCTGCGTCCCATTGAGGAGAAAATTTTTCGTTCAATCGCCAGGCTTTATGGTGATACAACGGTTCTGAAGGGGATGAATTCGGAATGCATGGCCAAGTGTCTCCGATCCAAATGGGATTATTTCCGGGAGCCCGTTGCGGTGGGTCTTGATGCAAGCAGGTTTGACCAGCATGTGTCTAGGGACGCATTGCAATGGGAGCATTCTCTATATGTAGAGTGTTTTCCCACCCGGAAGCATAGGAAGCGTTTGGCTGAGCTGTTGGACATGCAGTTGTCCAATGTGTGCCGTGGCTACGTCGCTGATGGTGACCTGAGCTACAAAACTGAAGGTGGTCGGATGAGCGGTGACATGAACACATCGTTGGGCAACTGCCTGTTGATGTGTTGTATGGTGCTTGCTTATGCGAGGCATGTAGGCGTGCGTATTAGGCTGGCTAATAATGGTGATGACTGTCTTGTTTTTATGGAGCGGTCCGATCTGTTGCAGTTTCAATCGCAGCTTGATGCCTGGTTCCGGGCTATGGGCTTTTCCATGGCTGTTGAGGAACCAGCTTTCGATTTTGAGAGGGCTGAGTTTTGTCAAACTCGGCCAGTTTGGGTAGGGCCTGGAGCCTCAGACTACATCATGGTTAGGAACCCCAAGTTATCTTTGTCCAAAGACACCGTCACGGTGCATGGGTGGCAGGGTGAGGGGGTTTTCCGTGGCTGGATGCATGCAGTAGGCACTGGGGGGCTGGCGTTGGCTGGCGGGATCCCAGTTGTCCAGGAGTTCTATGCGGC